TGATGAAAGAATCTTTAATATAACATCAGGATCATTTTCTGATGTAGTAGACTTCTCAGGTGTACCAGGATCAGGGCAATTCGTGAGTAGTAGTTTAATGTATTTTAGATTTACTAATCATTCTACGGGTTCAGTAATATTACAAGTGTCTTCTTCTACTGAAAACTTTAACATAGCAGTAGCTGGTTCCGGAAGTTTTATGATTAATACTACTTCTTTTACCGGTAGTTTTCAAAATGTAACTTCATTTGACAATATTACTAATATAAAAGCTACTCCTGTCGATACTACATCAACAGTAGAGTACTTTTTAGTATCTAAATAATAAACTATGGCTAATATAGCAATATATGACGGCAGCGCTAACTTTGTAGCAGGAGAATCTACTCCTTTTGGTTTCTACGATGATGATTTAGAGTTTCAAAAGGATGCACCTAGGGTAGCAGAGTACTGTGCTAAGAAACTAGGCTTTCCTATGATGGATGTTGAACTAAACTCAGGTTCTTTCTTTGCTGCTTTTGAAGAAGCAGTAACTTCTTACGGTAATGAAGTATATCAAGCGTTAGCAGCACAACAATTCTCTAATTTACAAGGAGGTTCTTCAGCAGAAGCTATAAATACCCTATTAGTTAAACCTTCTTTAGAGAATATGATAAGAACCTCACAACAGTACGGTATGGAAGCTGAAGTAGGAGGTTTTACTACAAAATATACAGGATCTATAGCTGTAAATAAAGATCAACAGAACTATAACCTTAATCAATGGGCTTTAGACCAAGGAATAGAAGGTGGAATAGAAATAAGAAAGGTATTTTACGAGGCTCCACCCGCTATACAGAGATTTTTCGATCCATATGCAGGTACTGGAACAGGTATACAGTCATTAATGGATGCTTTTGACTTTGGATCATTTAGTCCGGGTATTAATTTTATGTTAATGCCTATATCTTACGATTTAGCTAAGATACAAGCTATAGAATTAAACGATCAAGTAAGAAAATCAGCTTATTCATTTGAAATAGTCAACAATCAACTAAAATTATTTCCTATACCTAAAGATACAGGTAGTTTATACTTCGAATATTATAAAAGAGACGAAAAAAGGTTTGTAGATGACAGTTTAAATATAGCAGCTGAGGCTGAAGCAGCAGGTGGAGTAGGAGGAGGAGCTTCATCTTATGAAAGAGGAGGTGTTATAACTAACTTATCTAACGTACCTACTGAAAATCCAATATATTCTCAAATTAACTCAACCGGTAGACAGTGGATATTTAAATATACAGCAACTATCTGTAAAGAAATGCTTGCTTATGTTAGAGGTAAGTACCAAACAGTACCGGTACCAGGCTCAGAAGCTACTTTGAATCAAGCTGACTTATTAGCTGATGTAAGAAGTGAAAAAGAAGGGTATATAGCAGAGTTAAGAGAACTTTTAAATCAAGCATCTTTAAATAATCAGTTAGAATTACAAGCACAACAGACACAATACTTAGGGGATGCGTTAAAAGGTGTGCCAATGGGTATATATATAGGATAATGAAGCTATTAGACATATTGAGAGAACAGATTGACTTTAGGACATACGAAGGTATGGTACAAGTTATCTATGACGGTAGTGAAAATACTAACGATTTAGCTGAATTACTAAGAGCTTTACCAGGAGTTACTACTGTAACTACAGCATCTGGTGATGGTGATAATAGAGAAACCTTAAAAGTAAAGTTAATATCACAAAAAGAACCAGCTGAAGCATTTGAAGCTTTTAAAACTAATGCATTAAATAAATATGAATTTATAAGTGCTATAGAAATAGCAGATAATACTATAGAAGAGAAGTAATGTTATTTGGAAGTAATAGAGATTTTGAATTATTAGTAAAAGTAAACAGAGAACTACTAAAAGATATAGTAGAACAAGAAATATTATTCTATAAATTGAATTTAGAAGAGACTGATGCTAATATATACGGAGAAGCACTTACAAAAAGCTATTTTGTACCAGCTAAACTTAATTGTTTAATAACTAGAGGAGATCAAGTAGTAAGTATTGATGATTTTACCTTACCAGACTTACAAAGAGAAGCATCTTTTGCATTTTTAAGACCTGATTTAGCTGATATAAATGTAGTTCCTGAAGTAGGAGATATAATTAATTGGCAAGAAGATTATTATGTAGTAGATACTGTAAGAGAAAACCAATTGATGTTAGGAAGAGATAAGAGCTATAATTTAACTTCTTATGG